TTGATGACATTGTTGATACCATCTTGAACGTGTTTAACGATACCTTTCCAGAGATCGCCAAACCAATCAGATATACCATTCCAGAAGCTTTTACATCCTTTACCAATGCTGTGCCAAGCATTACTAAATAAACCAGCCATTTTTTCTAGTCTGCCGCCGGTTAGTTTATTAACCCAATCAAAACCAATCTTAAATCGATCTTTAACATTGTTCCAAAGGTTTTTGGTTAGCTTACCAATATCTTTACCAAGTCGACGCCATTTACCAGTAAACACGTCAACAATTACTTGAATAAGGCTCTTGATAGTGCGCCAAGCGTCCTTAATTATTTTGGCCATATCCTTGAATAGCCAACCCCAACGCTTATTGACATTTTTGACCAATTTATTAATGTATTTACGAACGCCATTGGCTAATTTTCCAAACCATTTAGTTACGCCTTTCCAAGCTTTCTTTGCCCATGAAATTAAACCGTTGACGAATTTACGAAACTTCTTGTTGTGCTTGTATAATTTATACAAGGCTGTCCCAACGGCAATAGCACCTGTGATAATTGCGATGAAAGGATTAGCTTTTAAGAAGTTAAACGCCAGCTTGAATCCTTTTCCAGTTGTAATGGCAGCAGTCTTAATGACTGATAATCCTTTAACTACACCTTTATAAGCAAGCTTAGCTGTCCACTTAAGACTCTTACCAATTGCTCTACTTGTTGCTTTAGTAGCTGCCCACAATCCTCTGGTAGCGGCTTTGGCCCCTTTCCAACCAATGCTTGCAGTCCACTTGAGACTTTTGCCAATTGCTCTAGCAGTACCTCGAATTGCTTTACTAAATAAAGTCAGTTGATGCTTACCTGTTTTAGAATCAATCTCTGGTTTAATAAACATCCTTGTCGTTTTGCCAACCATATTCTTAGCAAAGGATATTCCTTTAATGGCTTTAGAAGTTCCCCAAATACCGGCTAACAGCTTACCAATATCCTCTAAACCTTTCTTACGGTTAGTAATACTTTTTAGCGCATCTGAAAAGCTATGAATCTTTTTGCTGTTACCAGCTAGTTTCCCTATCGGAGTCACAATGGCACTCAATCCCGAAACTAAGCCCTTAGCAAAGCCAACCCCAACATCTTTAAGAATTTTGACAGTGTAATATAGGCTTTTAAAGAACTCTACTATTGATTTAGCATGATGAGCGATCGTGTTGGAAACACTAGTCACTCCTTTAGCAATGTTGTTCATCACATCGTTAGCTAAATGTGGACTCTCTTTGGGATTAAATACTTTAGCAAAAGATTGCGTAATAGTATTCAATCCTTTAGAAGCAGCTGACCCAACTTTAGTAAATTCCTTTTCGGTGTTTTTATCAGAAACCCATTTAGAGATAGCAGAAAAGATTGGGTTTTTTGCTTTCATAAATGGTTTTTCCATCGCGCCAAATAAAGCAGACCCTCGTGCGGACATGACACGTTCCATGCCAGGAAGTGTCTTCATCATGTTTTCTGAAGCTTTAGCGTATTTCTTACCCAGCCCATTCATGACAGCTTCTGCATCTTTTGCGCTAACCTTTCCTGCGCTCATATCAGCTCTAAGCTGGCTCATCGTTAGATGTGAATTCTTCATTGCCTTACGTTCGTACTCTAACAGTTTTTCACCAAACATTGGTAATTGGTCTGAAATCATATTGAAGTCGCCCAATTGCATCTTAGAGGAAGCCATCATATGTGTGAAATTAAGGCCTAAGCGTTTGGTGTTTTCAGCCCCCATGCCTAAAGTATCAGCCATAGTTAACAAAGATTTAGTCAGCCGATCAGTTGGCCCCTGCTTGTTAAAAACATGATAAAATTGTTGGTTTAGTTCATTAACTAGGCCCGCTGACTGTCCAAATTTAACCGAAATATCGTTGATTGCTTTAACCATTTTTTGACCTTTTTTAGCTGAACCAGTCAATGTTTGCCAAGTTGCACTCATTACCTGTTGTTCTTTGTCGTACTCTTCCCCAGCTTTCAGAGCATTACTAATGCCCCCCTTCAAAGCATACCAAGAAGATATAACCGCATTGGACACTAGTGCTGCCCCTACCACTTTCTTTACAAACCCTGATCCTTTGCGTATTCCATCAAATGTCTTTTTAGAAGCACTATTTAACTCATCTAAGCGTTCGTGATATTTGCCTAAAGACTCCTTGCTGCCTTTAATGGATTCGTTTGTTTTTTTAAAATTTCCACTTATTCCTTCAATAGGCTTTCCAGAAATTCGTTTGACTTGATCGTTGAGCTTACGCATCGATTCAGTGTCTTTAGCCCCTACATTGGAAAAGTCCAGATTGTGCTTAAAGTCATCAGCCTGCTGGGACGTCTTACGAAACTCACTTTGAAAGCCAGCCATGCTGTCTTTAGACTGATTAACATCACGAGATATGTTAAGCCCAGAACCTAGTGATTCTTTTAGTTTATCAGCCTGACCAGTGATTTCATGAAACGAACGCATGAAGTCATCAAGCATCGAGTTTGCCTTACGAAATTCCTCTAGTCCATTGACGTTAAGATCAATGCCAATGCCGGCATGCCGCAACTCTTTAGTTTCTGCCATCATTTTCCTCCTTTCTGACCTAATATTTTACCTAGTGCCATCAGGACTCCATCAGACACGCCTTTTGCAATGATTGTTTTTAATTCCTTGCCGATCCGTTCAGCAATCTCATTGCTTACCAAAAATTCATCTTGTGTTTGTTGCCGTATATCATGTTCTGTCATTCCCAGAAATAGTGCTGGGTTAACAAAGGCCATGCGCTTGTCAACCACCTTGTCTAATAATGACTGATCAACATTGCCATGAGCGTCGGTAAACTTAGAGTTTAACTTGTTGTAACGACTCCATAAGAAACTGAAACGCTTCACCTAATACCGATTGGTCACCGTTACGGTCCGTGATTTCTGCTAAGAACTTCGTAGCTTCCTGAATGGCAATCATACCTAGTCCACTACCATCTCCTGCAGCGTCCCAGAAGTTCATTTTCAATACTTCATTCTTATCTGTACGGAAGACTTCACGATTAAGCTTGGTCATCGTACCGTTCATATTAGATGCCCCAGATGGCCGCGTTGACATGAAAACAATCTGCAAAGCAGTACGATAACCTGGCCAAACCATGTTAATGTGCACGTCTTTGCCGCTACGATTTTTCTTAGTAACAGTCTTCTTCTTAATGTCGTCTGGAACGTCTGCATTTAATGATTCATAATCCATATGTGGATTAACTAATACATTGTGCATAACGAGGTCAAACAGTCGGCCTGCGTCTCCGGCATCTTCACCAACGTTTAGGGCATCAATTGCTTGTGAGGCAATATCAAATCCAGGATCTTGTAGCGTGATCTTACGTGTCTTCTTGTCACCCTTCGAATCGGTATATTCTACCGTTCGTTCAAATTGATTATCCATAAACGCTGAAATAGCTTGTTCATCTTTTTCTGACATTAAAAGTCTCTCCTTAATTAAAAAGAGGACACCGTCTGGTGGCCTCATAGTCTATTTGTAAGATTGCAATTTGAAAATGTGTTATAATGTGGGCATGCGAAAAAGGCCGGTGCTGATACACTTCCCCCTGCAAGCCGCTTTAAAGGCGGTAGCAAGTTAAATACGATAAATAAAAATCCGCCCGTAACTAGCCAAAGTTACATCAGGGCGGCTTTTTTGTATGTTGAGTTTGTCAATGTAGCAAAACAACGCGCTAATCTGCCCTTAACGGACGGTTAGTGCGCTTTTATTTTGTAAACATTGAGTCGTCAACATCGGCACCGGTGTTTTGGTAGTAACCTGCCAGTACCGTCCAGGCCAGCGAGTATGCTTGCTCATTACCTTGGTTATTAGGCAAGCCGGCTAAACGGCAGCCTTCTGCAGTGATCTTTTCACCAGTAGAATCATTGACGATATTGAGGCCAAACATTTGGTCAGCACTCAATAGTCCTGCTTGCATTTGATCGTGTTGTAAGTGATAGAGCTTGAACAGAATATCAGTGGTTGAAGTGCCGGGGTAGGTGTTCAACGTTAGGGTCCCCGTCTCGTCGTCAGTGTCGAAGAACATAACGTTTGAGTGAAAATCGCCTTGCATAGTTGTATCTGCAGCCGTACGTTGTGAACTAAAAGCTTCACCGTTTTGGAAGCCACCTAATTCTTTCGATTGGCCTTTCCACAACAAATAAATGTGTAAGAATCGTGCGGAATATAAATTGACTTCTTTTCCGTTTGATAAAGTGATTGCCATAACTTATCCCTCCTTAAAGTGTCAAATCAATCTTGGCGTTGATCGTATCAATATCATCGGCAATCTGAACATTGAACCCGAATCCGTTGTACTTACGTGCGGCCACATCACTGTTAGACACATCAGAACGAGGCACACTAGTAATTTCAACAGCACTAGCCAATACGCCTTGCTGTTGCAGTTGCTGACCGCAAGCTTCAATGGTTTGTGCCATTTCTTTAATCGTGGCGTCATTAAAGATTGGGAAGTTATGACGGTTAAGATATTTCTGCAATGCCGTCTGGAACGTATCGATGACCAGTTGTGTATGAACAAATTGGTCGACGTAGTTTCCGGCCAAAGCTAGGCCGTTCAGCAACATGTAATCACCAGACTTGTTTACAACTACTGTCCCATTAGCTGCAGCAATCTTGTCGTAATCATCGGTTGATAAATCGGCGTCTGGTTCGAACTGTGACTGGTTACCAATGTGTTGAAAATCAACTGGTAAGTTAGCTGCAGCGTATGCGGCCGCTTGAGCAGCCACGAAACGATCACTAGCCGTTTCAACAAT